AGCCGCCTTCTGCTGATTCGTCGCCAGCGTCTTCGGGAAAACCTTCACCGCGTCATCCGCCAATTTCGCCGCCGCCTCCGCCTTCGGCAACGCCACCAAAATCCCGTTCAATTTCACCGTCGCCCCATGCAAAGCCGCGTCCTCCGCCGAAGTCCCCAGCGCCAACTGCGCCCGTTCCGCCGTCAATCCCGCGTTGTGCTCCACACTGCAATCCGTCGCCTCGAAGCGCGGGGCTTCGAGTGAAACCTTTTGGAATAGCGGACGATTTAGAATCCCGATGCGATTGAAACGCTTCTCCGCCGTGGCCTCCGCCACCGCTTCCTGCATCTCACTCCGCACCAGGCCGAGATAAACTATTTCCGCGCCGGCCTCGTTCTTGACGCTGGGAAATCCGATGGCGATAAACATTTGGGTCTTATTGCGTGGTCACATAGACCGCTGCATTGTCGGTCTTGTTGCCCGCGCCCGTGCCCTGGTTGCCGGCGGTCGCGCCGAACAGGAACGTAGTGGTCAGATTCATGTCAAAAGTGCCTTGCACGATCCAGGATATGCCCAAAAGCGATATTCCGCTATTGGGATCTTCCACTACCGTGAACTTCGCGATCTCGGGCACGTCCAGCGGATTGCCCGCAAAAGCGCCCAGCTCGGGAATGCGCGTCGCCACCGTGAAGGCCCGGCGATCGCCAAAAATCGCGCTCAGATTGACCCCGTTCGCGTTGAAATCGGGGTACTCATAGAGACAGGAAAATCCGGCCACGTTTTTGAAGACCCGAAGCGCGCTGTCCGAATTCCGCATGTCGTAGAACAAGGCCGACATCATCCGCTGATCGTCCTGGAGCGACTGGGCAAAGCCCGTCGAGAAAATACCGAAGCGTCCGCGGGGGGAGGCGTGGTTCGTGTTCAACAGCGAGCGCACGGCCTCGATGGTCCCGAGGTCCGAGTTGGCCAATGATTGCACCAGCTTGTTCGAGAAATTGTTGCCGCCGGTCCCGTTGATGAGGGTCAGGCAATAGTCAATCACATATTTGCCCAGCACGTAGGCGGGGTAGCGAATGGCTTCCTTGTAAAGGTCCTTCTGCGAAGCAATCGTCTGCAAGTAGGCCACCTGGGTCGGCACATGCGGCAATTGGTTCATCGTCACAGGCACATCCTGCAACAGGTTCTGCGCCCCGGTCGCGCCGTTGGCAAAGCCGCCGTTGGCCTCCACATAGGTTTGCACCGTCGGCAGGACGGCGATGTGCGCGAGGATAATAGAATTCTGCACCGCGCGCGCGGAGCTGAGGTCTGTGGAGAAGCTCGAGAGTATCGGGACTTCGGTGGTGAAGGCGTCCAGTGTGTCCGCCAGAATTTCCGTTGCGCTAAGTGTTGCCATAAAATTAAAAAACTCCAATCCGTGGTATCCGAAGTTGACCGACCCCAAATTCAAACGTCGCCCTGGCATTCCCAAAACCCGCCGCCCCATGCCGCTCCGCGCGCGCCAGGCGCGCCAGCACCGTCTTCTGTTTCGGGTTCGTTTCCCGATCCATCAGCCCCTGCAGGTCCGAGATGTTCTTTTCCCGGGTTGCCCCGAGCCAGATGTCCCGCGGATCCTTCTTAAGCTTTTTTGAGCGGCGCGTCGGCATCGAATGAAATTCCTTTGAGACCCCGAATCTTCCGCGCCAATTCCGTTTTCTTGCGCGGCTCTGTCGTGGTGGACAACTCAGCCCGGGCCTGTTCCAGCGGTGATTTCCCGCTGGCATTCTGGTCCGTCCCCGCCGGCACGGACGTGACCGTCTGCGAAGCCGCCACTTCAGCCGCGGCCGAAGCGCCGGCAGCCGAAATCTTGGTTTTGTTAGCCAGGTCAGCCTTCAATGTGACGATCTCGCCTTGGGCGGCCGTCATGGAAGTGGTCAAACCGTCGAAAGTGGCCACAGCGGCCGTCAGATCGGATTGGGCTGCGGAAAGTGTGGTCTTGATGCATTTGATCTCATTATTGAGATCGGAGAGTTGTTCCGCCGAAATGGGAGCGGCGGCTTTGGTCGTGATGCCCGTCACAGTGGCGGTCAATTCGGCAATCTTGCTCTGGATTGCCTTCAGGGTTTCAGAAATACTCATTCACCCCATTTTGAAGTTACAGTAGCCATCCCATCTGTGCCCAGTTTTGTAGGCCGCGTGCCCCCACGCGGCGTCTGTGTCAATCTCTGGCTTCAGGCTGAAAAAAATCCAGCAGTTCCTCCAGCGTGTCCACATTCTCATCCGCGATCCCCAGCGCCACCGCCACGCTCCCGAACATCACCTGCCCCTGCATCGAGTCCGCCTCGATCTCCGGCCGATGCGCCACCACATGCTGAGCGAACATCCCGAAAGCCTCGTCCACTAACGACTGCAAATTCGTCGATTGATCCTCCGTCAGCGCCGTCCCCGGATACCCGGCCCCCTTGTATTTTCCGCTGGTGAAAACATTCGGCTTCAACCCCGCCATCTTGTGCGCCTCAGAAGTGTCAAGAAAACCTATGATGCACCCGATGCTCCCGATCATCGCCGTGCGGCTGCAAAAAATCTGGTCGCACGACACCGCTAGCATGTAAGCCGCCGAACAACACTGCGAACCGCTCCACGCGTAACAGGCAATTCCCGTCTCCCGCTGAAACTCCGCGATGAACTCCGCCAACTCGATCCCCCCCGCCATCTGGCCGCCTGGCGAATCAAAATTGAAAATCACCGTCCGCACGTCCCCGCGCGCCGCCGCCGCCTCCAGGTCCTCCTGGATGTCATCATAGCTCGTCGCCCCGCACTGCTTGTCCAGCAGCGAAGCGTGCTGCAGCAGCGGTCCGATCACCGGAATCACCGCCACCCCGTTCTCGATCTCCATCTGCGGCATGTCCTCCCCGAACAAGTCCGCCTCCGGACGTTTCCCCTCAATGGCGGGCCTTAAAATCCGATCAATCGTCTCGAACCCCGAAAGCGAAATCGCCAGCGGCTGATGATAAACCGCGTCAATAATACGTTGAAACCTCATAAATTATTTCCCCCCCCCTGTCCCTGTCCCTGCCCTTGTCCCTGTCCGCCTCCGTCTCCCCCATCTTGCCCGCCTCCGCCGGCGCCCATCCCCTCCGAGTTAATTTGCGGCGGATTCGGCCCCGGCGACCACAGTTGCGCGTAAACCCAGTTAAAATCCTTCCCCGTCGCAGCCGCAATCGCCTTCGCCCGGTCGATGCGGCTCAAAACCTCCCGGTCCTTCGTCCGCGCCACCTGCTTTTCGCTGTCCCCATATTTTGCATGGTATTTGGTTTCGGTCATGACGCCCATCGAAAGCATCTGCTGGTCGGACCTCGCGTCCCGACCCTCGTCCACCGTAATCAGGGCCGGGCACTCAAAGTCAAACTTCCACCAATCCACATCGTTCCGGGAAACCCACCCATTTTTCATCGCCTTCGCCACCGCGTAACGGATCGCGCGCAGCGCCCTCATCCGGATCGACTTCTGCCGATGCCTCACCGTCGCCCGCGCGTTGTCCTGGACCAGCCTCACCGATGCCCCCCCGATCGTCGACGGATTTAACAGTTCTTGGAACCACCCCACCGCCAAAATCCCCCGATGCTCCAATCGATGCAGAAAATTCTCCACTTGATCCGTTGGAAACTCGTATTTCAAATGATCAAATTTCTCCCCCTTGCCCGCTGTAAAATAATAATCCTCCCCGCCTCGAATCTGCTCCCGCTTCACCCCCGGTGAAAAATCCTGCAGCGGCGTATCCGCGATAAACGCATCCCCCGTGTCCGCCTGGCCCGCCTCCGTCGTCCGCAGCAACCCGATGCTCGAGGCCCGCTTCACCCCCCGCTTCAAAAACACGTCGATGTCCTGCTGGTCCAGCCAGCCCATAATCTCGCACGACGGCGCCGGAATCCCCCGATTCTGCGATTGCCATTCAGGGTCGTACATCAATTGGCAGCTCGTCATCGGCACGTCCCGGTCCTCATCCTCCCCGTCGCCAAGGATCCGCAGCCCGACAACTTTCATGTTGTTGTCGTAAATAATTCCCTGAGAAATCGTCGCCCCGTCCGACCATCCCTTGATCGACTTCGCCTCCGGGCCGCCCGAAACCATCCGCGTGTTGATCCTGTGTGACGGGATAAACTGCAGCTTCGGAAAATGTGTGTCCGGGTCCTCCGTCAAAACCATCGCGTCATCCCCGTCCACGTCCCAGGCGATCCCCGAAAGCACCATATTCGTCACAAAATCGTAAGGCGCCCCCCGCAAATCACAGTTAGGGTAGAAGACATACTCCAACCACTCCTCCACCTCATCCCCCCAGGCCGTCTCCGTCCCAGTGTAGAGCGCCCGCCACTCCTCCCCCACGGACCGCTGGTTCTTTTGGCATATCGCCGCATGCAGATTGCCAAGGCCGGCGAAGAGCTGCCGGGAGTAGCTGAGCAACTCCCATCGGTCATAGTCAGTGACCAGCTTGCGAATGTCCCCTGTGGTGAACCAGCGTTGGCGGTAGAAATCCAACTGCCCGCTTGATCGCGGCGTGTTATAAAGTGAATACTGCGCCGCCTGCACATCCAGTTCCCTCCCCGTCTGCGCCGGCACAACCAACCCCGATTTTCTCTCCGAATAGCCGCCAGGCAGCCGGCCATTTCCCTCTCCCGGGGGGAGAGGGCCAGGGTGAGGGGAGGATCGCTTTGATCCCCGCGAAAAAGTGTTATCCATAAACATAAAACGGCCTGGTCCTCTTCACCGGTTGGTTCATGGGAAACTTGACGGGATCGCGCAGCCAAAGCTCCTTATTGATCATCCGAATCCGCAGCCGTGGATCCATCTTGGGAAATCGAGTAGCCGTGGTATCGCCCGCCGAAGTAGATTGAATAACCCCCGTGAAAATCTCAGTCTGCGCCATCAGCCGCCAGTGCAGCAGCTTGTCCACCGGTATCCCCCGCAGCAGTTCCTCCCCGATGAGCTGATCGGTCATCGGCGTCAGTTGTCCCGCCAGCGTCGCGTAATCGTCGTAATTTTCCGGCATTCCAGACAACGCCGCTAATTACGGTAGGCCGCAGATCCCTCCGGGAGAGGGGTAGGGTGAGGGTCCCTAGCTCGGATTCCCCACCGGCGTCCGATCCAGCAACTGCCCCAACACCGTCGGCGCCCGCACCCCCGAGAATGGCGGCCCATTGATCAGCCGTTGCAGCGCCAGTCGGCGCACCTCCGCGTAGCCCTCCATCACCGGATACTCCACCTCGACAAAAATGTGCAAATGCCCATCCTCCGGGTTGATCCAGGAAAACACATCCAGGATAAGCCCCGCCTCCGAAATCCGCTCCAATTGCACCGCCACGGTCACGCCCGGAACCCTACCCCCGGAGGCGGCCCCCTGTAAAGAACATTTCGGCTAAGGTGACACCATCACCACAATTTTCACGCTCGCCCCCAACTTCAGCGCCCCGTGAAACGGAAAATCCACCGGCAAATGCAACGTCTCCCCTTCCTGTGTCAGAACCACCACGCGTCCAAACGCCCTGTCCGCGCGCTTGTCCCAGGCCGTGGTGTTCCCGCACACCTGGCCGATCAGCGCAAAAGTATATCCATGCTTCCGCCTGGCATGCCTGTTCTTGCCGTCCACCGCCTCGGTTGTTTTTTTATTCGTTTTTGTCATATAGAAAATTGCAATTCATCTGTGTCCACCTGGGTCCATCTGTGGCCCATCCCCCTCAATCGTGATGCGCCCCCGCGTGCCGCTGCCTCAGCACCTCATCATTCACCAGCCTCGACCGCCTCCGTATCACCTTGCTCGCGCTCGGAAAATTCTCCCCAAACGAAATCGTGTAATGCGCCAGCATCCGCGGATGCAGCCCCACCCTTTTCGCGATCTTCACCGCCGTCATCCCCTCCAGCAGATCCGGACGCAGCCTCAACATCATCGCCATCACCCGAAACGCAATGATCTCCGGACGGTCCAGCGCCTTCTGGAACTCCCGCCCCTGGCACACCGCCTTCGCCTTCTGATTCACCGGCCCGTTGCGTGACCGGTCACGCACCGACCCCCCAAACAAAATCCATTGAAAAAGCCGTCCCAACTCATCCGAAACCAGCGAAATCCTCGCCTCAGGATCAAACGCATCCAACGGATTTCCCCGATCATGCCACCCATTCCTCTCATCGATGCCGGAATCCGGCGCCGGAATTCCCTGCACCTCATAATGGCACACCACCTGGGACGGCTGCTTCTGCTCCCGCCCCGCCCGCCCCCCTGTAGGCCGCGTGCCCCCACGCGGCTCCCCATTCCGAGGTGAGGGGCCGGGAGATTTAGCCGTCTTGAGTAAAGTCATAAAAAAAATCAACGCCCCCTCGGCATCCGCGTCGCCGCCTCAATCACCGACTGCCGGACCTCTTTCAGCGCGATCCCCGCCGCCGGCACCGGCTGCTCGTCGATGATCCCCGCCAATTTCGCCGTCGCCCCCGCCAGCGTCCTCGCCTCAATCCGGAACGTCGCCGCCCGTCCGTTGACAAACTGCATCACCCCCTCAAAATTCCGCTGCGCCACAGGTCGCGCAGCCCGGGTGCCCTCACCCGGCGGGGCCGAATGAAGCTGCGGGAGATTTTCCGGATCAGGTTGTGGGGGTGGAGTCGAGCCGTTTGGAATTATAAGTGACATAATTTGAGTGATAAAACGCCATCCAACGCCCCTCCTTTAAAAATACAGCACTCGGGGAAACTCCCGATGGATCGATGGTGGCAA